TACGTTGCCTTATACCTATGTACATGCGTCAGATGTTCCAGATGGCACTGCCATTTGGTCTATTCCGACGCTGTATGTTGTGTATGAGGCGGCGCTTCGTTTGCCAGAGTTCGGGAGATCTGATTTCAGACACGGGGATTACCTCGAGTCTGCTTTCAAATACTCCAAGTGGGTGAAGGAGAAGTGGAAGAAGCCGAAACCCTCCCTATCGGGCGGGTTTAGCCTCTTGAACTTCCTCTTCGAGTGGAAGGAGACCCTTCGACTTGCATCAGATTGGCTCACCCGTAAGGGTTTGCTAAAGAGGTTTCATGAGCTCATCGCTCATAATGACCGAACTCTCACTGGAGCGGCTCGCGCCGCTGCTAATGAGAGGCTGATGCATGTCTATGGGACTCGTCTATTCCTGCAGGACGCCAAGACCATGTTTACTTTGATGTATACATGGAAGGATCGAGCGGATAGGTTCCTCGCCGATGCAGGGACGATTAAGAGGGTCTACAAAGAACCTCTTCATCGTACCATCTCGCACGGGTCACTCGGTGGCACCCAAAACCTCCCGGTTTTTGGTGTTCCCGATTCCACGGTCCATCTTGAGCGCGAGCTCCAGTTGGACGCACATGCTTCACTTGCATACAAGTACAGTGTTGCAGAACTGCGAGGCTTTATTGCCAGGCTAGCTCAGGTCTCTGACTCTTATGGAGTTAAGCTTGATGCTGGAATCGTTTGGGATGCTATCCCATTCTCGTTCACAGTTGATTGGTTTATCAACGTGAGCGAATGGCTGCATAATAACGCAGCTATGGACTGGAATAAGGTTGAGGTCAAGATCTTGGACTACTGCGTGAGCGGTAGTCTTCGATCTCAGAGTCGACTATACTGGCAACGTTATCGTCCCGCGTTTTTCGCTTCAGACCTTTTCTTTGCGTCTAAAGCGATTGCGGAACATCACGTTTCAATCTACGACAGGAAAAGTCTGGAAGTTCCAGATTTTTCGAGGGTAGATATCGAGCTCAACGGAGACCCATGGAGGATTGACCGCGTCATAAACGCGACAGCCCTCATGGCTCAGAGAGCTCTTAGCGAACGTCACACCCGGAAGATATTCGATTATCGTAATATCCAAGGGGTGATTCGTAGGGCTAAGAGGATTGCCGAAACTAGGCAGTTTCTCTCAGGCCATTAACCCTGGAGTAATCCAGCACGTATCGCAGTTGGACCAAGCTATCATGTTCGAAAACACGATCAACTTGAAGCAGGAAGGGCCTGTCGTGACGGCAACAGCCATCACGCAGACCCTCCCGCAAAAGACCATCAGGTCTTCCGCTGACGGCACCGTCATCCTCACGATCTCGCACCAAGCGAGTAATGAGAATGTCGGGTTTGCTACTCAGCGGTCCAACGTCCGTGTCTCTCGGTCTTTCGAGATCGAGGATACGGGCAAAACTGTTCAGGGCTACGTTCAGTTTACGTCGTCCATCCCAAAGGATGTGATGACTCCGACTGACTTGCTCCACATCGCCAACGAGCTCTTCTCGTTCCTGCTCATGGGGGTGAACCCCGCCGAGCCGGTCGAGCTGAGCGCGTATGACAGTGGGGCTACTCTGCAGCGTCTTTACGCTGGCGAGCCCTAACAGCGCGATCGCGGTATAGAACGGGATAGCTTGACTATGATAGCAAATGCATCATATGAAAAGCTACCAAGGCGCAGAAATGTACCTCGGGATGGTCCGCGAACTGTACCGTGACATAGCTCAATGCTATGGTGTCACTAAGAGACAGCAACGAATCGAAATTCGAGTGATCGAAGATCGATTCGCAGCCGAAGGGCTTTCGTTTTTGACGAAAGCCCTTCCGAAGCTAGGTAAGGCCGTTGATAAGGCCTTATCTAGTGGTACCGCGCTTACTGTCGTCGGATGGAAATCCGACGGTTCAATCCCCAAGTTTCTTGGGTGGTTGCTTAAGCGTGTGTTCACTGCTGGCGGTCTCGAGGTTGATCACCCCGATCCCATAGCACTGAAGCACTTCAGACAGCTTGTATATTTGTTGTACAAGCTCGAGATACCATATGAGCCAAAGACAGCGCAAGCCGTCGTTGACTCCTTCGTTCAAACAGAGATTGATCTCGGTCTTGTCGACTGGGATCGATCACTGGCGAATGATTGGATTGACAGTGCTAGTGACATTGTTACTAGAACTGTATCTGCTCTGGACCCATTTGGGATTCAACCCAAACATGGTCCTGGAGCGGTTGCTACAGGGGAGAAGGTGTGCGAGAAGTCAAACTTCAAGCGCATCTACTCCAAGCTGGAACGATTCTACCCATTCATGGAGTGGAACCGATTCAGCCTTACCCACGTGGCCGATCAATGGCGAGAAGACCAACAACTATCCGTCCTGGAAAAGGCCACCGCAAAGGTAGTCTTAGTTCCAAAGGATAGTCGTGGTCCTCGCCTGATCTCGTGTGAACCATTGGAGATCCAGTGGATACAGCAGGGTTTAGGTACGCTCATTCGTGAGCGTATTGAAACCTCAAGGTGGACTCGTGGCCGCGTTAATTTCGCGGACCAAGAGTGCAACCGTGGTTTCTCCCTGCTGTCCTCAGCTGGTGGCCGATGGGTCACGCTGGACATGAAGGAGGCCTCTGACCGGGTGTCCTGCAAATTAGTCGAGAGACTGTTTGCAGGGCACCCTTTGCTCTTACAGGCTATGATGGCTTGTAGGAGTGATCAGACACGCCTCCCGGATGGGACGATACTAACGCTGCAGAAATTTGCACCGATGGGAAGCAACCTTTGCTTCCCAGTCGAGTCGCTTTGTTTCTACGCGTTGGCCGTCAGTGCAATTAAACATGCTGGCTATTCTTGGCGACAAGCCTTGAGTAGCGTGTATGTTTACGGCGATGACCTAATAGTGAGGGATCAAGTCTATATGACCCTCCTGCAACGCTTCCCTACCGTTGGATTAAAGTTCAACGAAGATAAGTGTTGCACGGCACGATTCTTTCGAGAGTCGTGTGGGTGCGATGCCTACAAAGGCATCGATATCACACCCATCAAGTTAAAGACCGTATGGTCTCATCGCCGCACCGACCCGAATGCCTTGCAATCATACGTCGCGTTAAGAAACGCTATGTATGGTCTAGGGCATTACAGTACAGCATCCTATGTGCAACAGATCGTCGAGCAGGTGTACGGTAAGATTCCGTTCACCAACCGCTGGAAACGCTCCGATAACGGTGCGTTCGTCAGCTGTGCCGACGCTATTGCGTATGTGTGCGAAGAACCCGCAGTTCGACTAAACAAGACACTGCCTCGCCGGTATGATCCGGATTGGCAGTATTCTATGGTCCGAACGTACGGTACCGAGCCGTTGAAAGCTCGTACTCGTATGGACGGATGGTCTGAACTGTTGCGTCGGTTTTCCGACGGCTACGGTTCACACGGTGGGGTCTATGCGATAACACGCCGCAATCGCTTGAAGCGTGTTTGGATGGTGAATTCATAACTCACCTTGCCGC